TATTATACATAGTAGAGTTCTTTTCCATATTGATTTTATAAATAATAAAACCTTATTTTTGTATTCAATTTTTTATAATAAACTGGGCGTTTTAATTGAGAAAATGTGTAAAATAATATACAAAAGGAATACCGATTTATAATTACATTTCATTTCCAACTACATTGTCGACGAACTGAGACATGGATGCTTCCGTGATTTTCGCGTCGAAATCAATCACCTTTCCGTTTTTAATCACCTTTATTGTTGGGAAACCAGTAACATCGTATTTTTCCATGAGCGGTTTATTTGGATTATCGTGCGGTTCCGTACAATCCACCGGTTTACACAACACTTTGTAATTGTTGATTACTTTTTTGTCATAATTCGACTGGAACTTTTGCCAAGGTTTTTTTGCTGATTTACAGTGAGGACACCAATCTGCATAGAAAAAGTAGACGACGATATCTTTACTCGCACCACCCGAGTTCGGGACATTTGCCTCTGCTTTTCCTTTCACAGAAGATTTGCTGGTATTATAAACATAATAACCGGAAAACAAAAGTCCAATGAGAAGCAAGATTATCCAAATCGTCATTTTTCTGGGATTAAACACATTCAAAAATATTTGTTTAATACCTGGCATTTTTCATATATATACAAAAAAGAAATAAACATCTAACGTCAAACGGGAAAAAAGGGTGTTTTTTCTTAAAATAAATATAAATGCGCAAAATTTTTCTAGTGTTTTGGTTTCCTAAACAACTTCTCTTCTGACACAACGGACGACCTCTTCAAACACATTCGGCTCGAATATTTCCAAATAAGAGTAGGGTTCTCTACATAAGGCACAGCTCGGAATGAGCTGTCTATCCTGAAAACTATCCAAGTGCAGCAACATACATGGCTTGCAATACTCATGTCGGCAACTAGGAACGACTCTCTGTGTCAGACACGTGTCATCATAGCAAATTGGACATTCGAACACTCCTACAGGTTCCTTTTCCTTTGCTCTGACCGGATCAATCGTGTACAGCGTGATCCGGTCCAACATGTTCTCTGGTTTTTCCTCGAGTGGCCGAATCGAAAGTGGAAGTCCATAGAGTTCCAGGAATTCTCTGTAACTTATTATAGTGTCGTCTGGCGATTGGTCGTTCAAGAAATTCTCATACTGTTCTTCATACATTCTTACTGCATCAAACGTAAGATAATCATCATCGCCAAATAGACGTCTTCTGACAAAGGTTAAATCGCCCCTCGCATCTATCAAATTCCCATCATTATCTTCATACCCTACCTGTCTCAGATGAGGGTATGACGAGTCGACTCTTCTTGGTGTACTGTATTCATCAGTACTGAGTTCATCGACCGTCATCGGTAAATCTAACTGATCTCCGTAGTCTCTCATAACGAGGTCGAAGAAGGAGTTGCTCTGGTTTTCCATAGTATTAATAACTAAATATAAAAGACAATCATTACGCTCGTATAATGTCAATTTTTTCTCTCGACTGAATCATTTTATATGTTTACGAAAAGTAATCGATGTCCGAGACTCTTTTATTCTTTTCTGAATAGGTATTTCGTGCGTGTATATTTTCTGAAAAACCCCTCCCATGACGAGAATTGACCCATCGGTAGTTATTTCTTCATGCAGTATTTTTTTATCCCTTTTGCACCGGATTCGGAAATTGCGTTCGGCGCCGAAACTAAGAGATACCACACCTTGTTCTATTCCGATTTCACTATCACTATGGGCACTGATATAGTCACTGCCATCGTTATAAGTATTGACTAGCATTCCATTGAATTCAGTGTTTAATAATGTATTCACCGTCATGAGTAATTCCGACAGGTTATGAGTAAGTTGTTTCGACGCCATTAATCTGTTAGAATAATGATATCCTATCGATTTGTCCGAAAAGAACCCGACACATCTTTGTTGTTTGCATACTTTGTCAAACACAATGATTTCAGGACGATCTTCTAATAGCGGGTTCGCTTCAAACACGCATTGTTTTAGCAATTCGTAGTTCGGAAATACGCATTTTCCTAAAAAAGCCGTACCTTCCTGGTTTTCAAATACTTTTTTCATGACTAATAATGAAATTGAGTTTTCAGGACAAAATTCGATCAATTTTTTAGACCTGACAACAATTCTCTTAAAATATATATGTGATTATATCATATATCCGATACAGATAATGGGCGATATAGTAGATGTTATACAGTTAGAGTTGGGAGATATAATAAGCACAAAATCATCTCAACCAAATGTCAATAATCAAACATTTTTTGTGTCTTACATCGATCTCAACAGTCATACAACATGGGTGAATTCCGAAAGTTTCGAAACACTTACTTTTGAACTTACTGCCGGGAAATTTGATTTAACGGATGTTATCGAGGAGATTACTTTACTAAGCAGAAGTACCGAAAAAGGGTTCGCAAACCAAAATAACCTCATATTAGGTACTTGGCTAGATATTGAATTTGGAGGAGATGTCCCATTGTTCATAACTGGCTTGATTACGGGTTTAGAAGAAGATATGATTGAAATTAAAAATTTTGTTCCGGGTCAGACGGATGGTGAAACATTTTACATTGATTTTGCATACAAGGGCATCCCGGAAGAATTACAAATCAAAAATATTTGCATTCGCGGGAAACCGATTTCATTACAAGAGCCAGATGCTAAAAAGAATGAAGAAGACGAAATTGAAATCCAGGATTTAGATGAAACTACAGTGTCTGTATTCAACGACGATGGTTCGATAGATATTTATTTACCCGAAAATGCCGAAGCAGAGACAACATATCGAGAACGATTGTTGAGTCTTGCTAGAAAAGACCAGTATTCGCAGGATAGTAATGATTCAGATCAACACGTGACATATATATCGAAAAAAAGGCAGAAATATCAAATCGGAGCCCAATTAAACGACTTGTATAACGAACTTTTGGCTCTAATTCCCGACGAAAAAAGAACCCAACATAGATTGCGTGCAACAGAAACGCATATCAGAAGATTTGAGGAATTGAGAGAAGCATTTTCTCTCAAAGAAGGGATACATATACTCGGAAGAAGACCAAGGAGAAATCCACGATTACACAAACCATTGTGCGATTCTTTAATGAACCTTGATACCCGAGTTCCTTGGATCACTCATGTAGTGACTCAAAAACAGAAATTATATGATCTTTATAACATGGAGTCGAACCACGCATTGCCTCACGATGTCACAAACATCCATCTTGCGGGAATATTAGACTCTGAGAATGTTTCCAGAAATACATTATTCTATAAAAATGCAAACGGCCAAACCGAGTCTGTGAATTACGAACGCATGGAAAGAGCTGCTTTGACATATCTGACTCCATTCGAAGAATTCAAGAACGATTATTTCACGTTCAAACTACCGACCAAGATTGATGTCGATGCGATCGTCGCAAATTTTACCGAATCCGATCATTATTTCAAAAGTACATTTGCGGTACCTGGAAAAAAACAAACAAATGAACCGAGGTCAAGTACCTTTGCTACACAGCGATATAACGACGCAATTTATTATTATCCAGAAGTCCGTAAAAAAGTGACGGAAAAAACGATTCTCATGCCGGGGGATTCAATGGATGTTCATTCGTTTCTCGTCCTTCCTACTCAATATGTTTTGTACGGGAAACAGTATTTGCAAGGGGCAAACATCTATGAAAAATCGAATAATCTGTTCGATCGGCATTTGTACAAATGTAATACTCTACAGAATAAAAACATTGTCCAATTCGAAGAGAATGCCGAAATATATGACAAAGATAATACTACAAAACAACGACGGTTGTACCCGGTCAACAAACAAATCAAACATTTTATATTACAGGACGAATCACAAGAAAACGAGGATGACTTAACAAACGAAGATCAATTATATAGAAAAGCGCAATTAACCGCAAAACTTAATGCGCAGTTACCCAATATATTCGAAGTCATCGAGTGGTACCAAGTCGAAAATCGAAATACATATAGTGTCCAACATTTCATTAAAGTGTTGGAACCTTTTTTATTTTACTATAGTGACTTGACCGACGCGTCTCTCAAAAAGCTTCGTTATTTTCTACTGAAAAACCAAAGGGAATATATCGAACGGCAAATAAAACAAACCAAATTATACCAGCAACTCAAAAATGAAACGTACATGCAAAAAAGTTATGGAAATGAAATCTCTGACAAAACTCTTACAACGAATACGCTCAATACTCTGCTCAATGAATCACAGCTACAAATAAGAATGGACAGCTCTTATAAATTAGAAAAGTACAATTCTTCTTCCTTTTTGCACGAAGTATACAAACTCGACGACGGCGAACTATTCACACAACTGATTAAATATGACGGAAGCGAAAAATTAACCAACAAAGAAGATTTCCTACCGGAAGATAGAAATATCGAAGACCCTAACGAGAATGCCTTCCTGAAAGATACGATGGATTGCAACAAACGAGTTTTAACCAAAATCTACCATTCTCTCGATGAATTAAAGGCCGATAAAAACAAGGAAGAAATATTATACGACACCGAACTTGATTTTACAAACTACAAACTCATTGACAAATATAAAACCGAAAAAAAGGATAAGACTAAAGAAGAATTTCTGATATTTCTACAGTCAAAACTTGTCCAGGAACACAATTGCCCGAGCCGTATCGCGAAAGAAACTGCAGAAGCGATGATAAGAGGAACCAAATTCGTCCAAGAAGGTGAATATGCAAAATTAATAACATTCCCGAAACTCCCATCCTCAGAAGAGGAGAGCCAACTTCCTGATAAAGTCAAAAAAGAAATTGAGATTGAGAAAAACGTGAGAAAACAAGAAACGTTTTATGTACGGAATAATAATACTTGGGTCTATGATAATAGTGTCGACGCATTGGCATTTACCGATTCTACGGTTTTATTCTGTAACCTGAATGATAAATGTTACCAAAAAGACAGCAGTAACACATGTGAAAATGTCGAACTCGATACAACAGCCCGATTATTGCGTAAAGCGAGAACAGATATGAAACAAGAACTCCTGTCTCGTTTTGACAAACATGTCGAAGAGTCAAGAGAAAAAATGGAAATGGTTATCGCGGATATGCACGAACGGATGGTGAAAATCAGACAAATAATGTATCTTCGAACCCTTTCCGCGAATAATTATTCTTTCCATTTAGGTAAGGGATTGTTGAAATCCGAAAAGCCAGTATCCCCGCATTGGAAAAAAAGAGATGGCTTATTTCACCGCTCTGTCAATTTCACTCGAAGACAGTCATTGATCATTGAGTTCTATAAAAGTTATTGTAGAGAACCAGTGTCTACGGAAAATGTCGGATGGAAGTATTGTACCGAATCAAACGCCATTCTACTTGAATCATCATTATACACACTAGCAGAAGCGTTTCAAAACGGTACTTACCTTAAAACATTAGATATGCTTTGTAAAAAACAGGGAATTTTGAGTGACGACGGAGACAAGGTCATGGATAGAGATAGTGGTTGTGAATTAAAAAAGCTTGAATTTTCAGAAGAGGGTGCATTTTTATTCGCACTTGACGACGAGGCAAACACAAACGACCAGATGAATGATACAACAAATACGATCGAAGTGCGGAAACTCAGACAGGCCAAGACGGAAAATAACGAGTCGAAATACACAGACGATGACAAAGTTATTTACAAATATCTAAAGGCATTTTGTGACAGTACGTTTGTTCCCATTGATGAAATAGAAGCGGATGTCATGATATATTGCAGTAAATTTTTCACAGCCACATCCGCCATTATGAAGGAAAAAACATACACCGAGAAAATGGAGGAATATAAAAAAAAGGGGGGGGATATCAAGAAAATGGGGACCTATCAGGAATATCTGAGCTCGAGAAAAATGGAAATTTTAGCGGCGGTTATTTTATCGATTATACAACAAAAGATTCCATCTTTTAACACGACAAAATATGAAAGAAGTTGTACATATTCATTCGAAGGGTACCCGTTGCAAATCGAGAATAATAATGAAAAAGGTATAGAATACATTTCATGCGTTTTCACTCTGTTATGGAAATCGCAGAAAAAACTCATCGCGCCTGGGAAAAAATTCCAAGAAAATATAAAGACGTTCTTATCGAAATACATTGTAACCGATGAAGATATGGCAAATAAATTCCAAGCGAAACGAGATTACCTCGCTGAAAATCCAATCGACGCGACAGAAATTCCAAACGATTTGAATGCATCCGTGATTTGGTCGCGATTTTCACCGCCATTGGTCCAGATCACCATTTTGTCCGGGAATGTTACATTTGTGCCTACGGAATTCCATACGAATCTGCAAAATTATATAAGAGATGGAGATGGAAGACAATGGCAGTCGTCTAGTACATACGGTGTCAAACTCCAGATTTTTGCGTACGGATTTGTGGAACTTGTACAAAATATTCTACAGAAAAAAGAAACTCTTTTAAACACAATGTCTCAAGTCCCTTTCCAACAAAATGCTTGCTGTAATGATAATATGAGTTTAACTCCCATTCAGTATTTCGGAAGCGACGCAAAAGTAGGGTTGTATTTGAAAACCATGTTTACGATCTCAAGATTAATGAATGATTTCCGGAGGAATTTCAAAACCGCCTTTTTGCACGTGAACAACAGTGACTCGGCAAAGATTACAGAAGCGATAATCAAAGATATTCCTTCATTATACCAAAATGTCGACGAACAAGTAATGTTTAAAACCATGATATTTTATTGTAGGTATGACTATGAAAATCAGGTCTTACCCAATGATTTGGCCGATATTTTCAGACCAAAACCACCAACATACGACCCATTGTCTTCTTTTCAAGATAAGAAAGATAATCTTCTTGAAAACGGAATTAGACTCGATCAAAAAATATTTTCACAAATGATGAGTAAAATACAGCAACGTAACTTGATGAAACCGAAAATCAATCTCGACGTCACCTGGAATAGCAAAAGCACCGCTACAGTAAACGAACTGACTGATAAATTAGCAGTCGTGTTTAGCGAGACGAATGTATTGGAAGCGTTTAAACATGTATTGGATCAGGCAATCCCGAGCCAAAATGCACAGGATAAATTGAACGATATTTTGGAACCTCTAAATAAGAAATGGAGAGAAGAAACCATAAAATTCATGAGTGCTCATCGGAATACGACCAAGAAATCAAATGAAATGGTATCCAAATTTTTCAGTACTGTCATCGAAAATAATAAGGATATGTCTCTGGACCGACTCAATTATTATGTAATGTCCTATGTGAAACACATTTCTTGTATTTTCCCATTATATATAGGGACTGATCAATTACACTCGTCCAAGCTTTCTTCGGCTCAATGGAAACTGACGAGAGAGGACGAAACCGAATACAAAAGATTTCATTCCGAAAAATTATTCGCTTTGGATAATCTAAAATTATCTAAATCGATTTTATCTCCGATTCTCACCCGTGTTCAGACCGAATTGCAGCCAGTGATGTATTTGTTTGATTCTATGATTCAATTATTCCCACACCATTTGCCTGAAAACAAACAGTTGATTCAAAGATGTTATACTTTTCTCATTTTACTCGTTTTTAAAACATTTATGGTTTTTTCTCGCGACAAACAGATACTTGCAGAGACGAAACTATCACAACAAAAAAAAGACGCACCGATTGAACACTTGGATCACGTCGTTGAAATGGAAAGTGAAATCGACATGGAACAGGACATGATGGATTCCCAAATGACCTTGCAATCATCTTTAGAAGATTTATTCACCTTTTATTTCCAGTACGACATTCCGAAAGTACATTTCATGTCTTATAACGATATCATCAAAATAATCGACAACGGAAAAGAAATTGAAAAACAATCAGTTAAGAAATATTTCGCCGGTCTTCAAGCAACAAGCTCCGATCTTTTCAGGGCAGAGGTGTCTATGAAGAGATTAAATTTAGGAAGATATTTTATTAATCAAAAGAATCTCATCACCTATGGTAAGAAAGTTGACAATTTTTATGATGACAAGGAAGATAGTGCGGAGGAATTGAAAGAATTCGGAGACGAAGCGGATGAAGAAGATATTTTAGCAGGTGAAGATGACAATCCTGATGGAAGTGACGATGAACTTGAAGAGGATGACGAATTTGTACCTCTCGGGGAAGATGATGATACTGGAGATATATTCGGTTACGGGAATGATAATTAAAATTCAAAAAGAATATCGAGTTATAGAAAAGACATGAAAATCGGACTGAGAAAAGTATTGCGTGTTTACAAAGTTCAATTTGCCATTTTATTTTTTCTGATTATTTTTTCGAGTTATCACTATGTCAAACCGGGGATTTCTTACGATTCAGATGGATCATTCCGTCCTTTTGGAATAGGATTCAAACACAAATCTGTAGTTCCGGTCTGGCTTGTCGCTATATTCATTGCCATTCTTTCGTATACATTTGTTTTGTATTTGTTGTCTTTATAAGTTTGTATTCTTCACATATAGAATACAAAATATGAATAATGCCTTGGAATTCCCCAGACTGATTGAAAAACAAACTAGCCAATATTTATTTCAGACTTTACAAAAATGCCACGATTTCAGGGTCACTCGATATTCATTTTTCTTTAATGCTATTATTTTGATTGTTTTTGTCGGTTCGGTGATTTTGATTTTATTTCTATGCCGCTCGCAAAAAAAGACACCCGAAGAAAAAAGGAGTCAATCGATAAAAGATCAGAAATACATTTTAGATAAAATCCGCGGGTTACAGTATCAAAGAGATATGCACTTATCCGGACAAATGTTGACTGGTATACCAACCACCACATATGAAAAATGAAAAATAATATAACGCGACTATATAAATGGAAGAAGTCGATTTGCTATTCGAAAATGCCGGAGACACAGAAATGGAAGACGAATATGAAGACACGAATCCAGTAAAACAAAATGTAGAAAAAGAGGTGGTAGTAGACGTAATCAATGAAGATAGTGACGACGACGACGACGAGTCGGATCAATATATTCTCGATACATTTTTAGAATCGGCGAATAAGAAAAAAACCGAGATACAATTTCCAAAACTGAACGGAGTGATTGATTTAAAAGGTCTCGACAAATTCCCGAACTTGAAAACGCTATTTTTCGAAAACGGTTCCATTACGAGAATTATAAATATACCACCCACAATTGTAAGAATCAATGCACCCGATAATAAAATCAAAATAATAGATGAATTACCAGAATCGTTAGAGGTATTGAACGTTTCACACAACGAGATAAAGAGAATTGAATTGGGAAACGTGACAAACCTGAAAAAACTAAATGTCTCTTATAACAAAATAGAAAAACTTGAACAGATCCCGCGTTCTTTAGATGCGCTAAGGTGCGAATTCAATAAAATTCGCGAATTGGATTTGAAGGGATCCGTCATTACACAGCTGTATTGTAATGACAATGCAAATTTACGTTTGATTAATATTCCTGAGACAATCATCGACGGAAATTATTCGAATAACTTGATTCATCTTGATTCGGAGTCTTTTGACTTTGTCGTCATGCAAAACGACTATAAGAAAAAACTAGATGAATATTTTAAACTTAAAAACAACTATGAAAAGGAAGTCGCAAAAGCATATAGAAAGGCAAATAGTAAAATGCTCGATGCGAATAGAGAGAAAAATCCGAAAAAGGTATTACAAAAAATACGGGATTTTAAAACTCCGAAAAATATGCCCCAATGCAAAGGTTGTGGGAAGAATGG